AAATGCCAGATATTAAAAAGGCTTTAACTGTTACATCTGCTGGGGTTCTTACTCAGCCTGAGATCGACAAAGAAGTTGTTGATATGATTGAGTATAAGAATCCTTTGAGGCAGAATTTGCCAAGAAGACCCGGATCAGGTCTTGCGTGGATAGTAAATCGAAGGACGCCATCAGCTGCAACCCCGCCTGCGTTCATTGACGATCTTGATGACGTGCCAATGGGTGAAGGAGCTTACATCCAAGTAAGCTTTGCTTACAAGACGTTAGGAGCAGGTGGAAAAGTCTCAAGAAGACTTCAGGCGGCAGGCAAGACCTATATCGACATTCTTGCAGAAGAGATTGAAGATCGAGCTGACGAGTGGAGAAGGGCTGAAGAGAGAGCAATTCTTTGGGGCGATACAAGCGCAAACGCCAAAGAATTTGATGGACTTCATCGTTTGACCCCGACTCAGAATATAATAGGCACAGTTGGAACCACCTCTGGTGGAGGTCCTCTGACTCTTGCTCTTCTTGATGAGGCAATCGATCTCTGCGATGGAACGCCAAACATGCTGGTTATGTCATCTAGGACCTTGAGAAGGGTAAAGGCAATCCTGGTAGCAAATCAGAGATTTATTGGCCCTGGTATTGAGGTTCAAGGCGGGATGGTTTTGCCTAGCTACAATGAGATTCCAATTTATGTTTCAGATCAGATCATGGATACAATGACCTGGGATGGAACGACTAAGGCCATTGGACTAACAGGTGGCACGCTTTCAGCGATTTTTGTTGTTAACGCCGACACACGCTCAACATTTATTGGCGAGCTTACCCCTGTCACCTTTAAACAGGTAGATAGCGGAACAGTTCAATTTGATAAATTTGAGATAGTTGGCGATGAGACATTAGTCGTGAGGCGGCCAACGGATAACTCGATTCTTGCAGGGATCTGGTAAAAACGCTGGAGGCAGGGATGGGAGGCCGTGAGGTCTCCTGTCCCTCCCTGACCAGTTAAGAAGGGGGATTTTATGAAACTATATTCTCCAGGATTATGTGAGTATAAAGACCTTGCTGATTTTACTGGTGAAGGAACAGTAATGACCTATGATGAAGAGTTACAGATGAAGGATGGATTTGTAGAGACTTCGAACTCTAATTCGATCCAATTCCTTTTGAACATGGGGTTCAAGCCAGTCGAAGTTATAGAAGAAAAAGTCGTGAACGAAGAGGTTCAGGTTGAAGAAGAAGAGATAGAAGTAATCGAAGAAGAAGAGAGAGAAGTTCTAAAGCCTATAGTAAGGTTAAAACCAAGAGGAAGGATCAAGAAGAAAGCTAAAAGGTCAGGTAATTCTCAACGTTCTAGAGGATGGCTACGCTAATGACTTTCATAAGTCTTGCCCGAGTGAAAGAAGTCTTAGGGATAGTAACTACTGAGTATGATGATCTTTTGAACTTCTACATATCAGCAGTATCTACCGGGATCAAAACTTATTGCGGAAGAGCCTTTGAATTAAAAGATCGAGTTGAGACTATTTGTGTTCGATCGGGTCAATCAGGCTTTCTTCTTTCTGAAACACCGGTAGACTCGATCACAAAGATCGAAAACTATCCAGGAGAATATACCTTTACTTCCTGGGGTGGAATCTTTTTAGAGGATGCTTTACTTGAAGCTAAGCTTTTAAAAGTTACTTACAAGGCTGGCTATGCTACAGCCCCTGATGACATTGCCTTGGCTTGTCTAAATGAAGTAGTCAGGCTATTTCAGACTAAAGACTCAAGGAAGGATCTGGTTTCAGAAAGAATTGGAACTTATGGTTATGAAGTTCGGATGGAAGATGGCTTTTCGATTGAAACAAAACAGATTTTAGAGACTTATAGAAGGAAAACCGGATGAGCTTTCAATCTTTATGTTCAAGTAAGGCAGATGTTTATCAACCTACAAACTACTTAATTGAACGAAGAGAGGTCAGTGTATCTATCCCGATTGAGTTCCAACCCCCTCTGCCATGTCAGCTAAGCTGTGAGCTGGAAGGTTCGGACTGCACAGGTGAAGTTATCTTCCAGGGTCTGGATGGGGAATGTCAGCCAATAGCTGAAACTCTAATATACACCAGTCCCTTTACCAAACAAACTGAAAAGGTTTTTGCTTTTTTAGATGCTGTTCTTACTTCAGGACTTGTGGAAGAAGTCCCTAAGCCAACTATTGCCGTGCGAGCTGTTCAAACCTCAGGAGCACCGCTGGAGATGTTAAGGAAACTATACACTATCCCTATTAGAACTTGGCAAGAGAAAGGTGTTTTATCTTTAGACGAACCTGGAATGATTCCCCAAGTCATTCTTCGGTTTGCTAGCTCTCACTTAGATATTCAGTCTGGACATGTATTAAAAATAGATAGTAAGGATTACAAAGCCACTGAAGTTGTTAAAGTAAGAGCTTATTCAAAGGATCACCATGTTGAAGGAAACCTTGAGATCTCTTGATACGGCTATAACGAATAACATCAGATCTCTACTTATCCTAACAGATATTGGACGTTTAATTGAAGCTGGACAGGTAGGTAAAGATTCTTACCAAGTATTCTTTAGGCTAAATGAGGCAGTTATCTTTAGTCCTTCTGGCTATTCCAGATCCGGATGCATAGGAATATTACTTGCAGTTTCCTGGGTGTTGAAATTACTTTTAGGTGTAGAACAATATCCCATTCAAGACCTTAAGACCTTAGAAGTATCTGCTCAGGTCTTCAATCGGGTCTATCAGTTACTTGTGCCGATTAGGATTCTAGAAGAGATAGAGAATGATATACGAAAGGGGGGATCGAAGTCCATTATTGAGTTACCTCAAGAGAAACTTGCTTTTTGGTTAGCATCATCAGTCATCCAAGAGTTCGAGTCTGAAGAAGAAAAGGAAGTGAAAATATGCAGTTAACCTCGATCATTATGCCGTGTCATAACAACATAGCTTATACCTCTTTAGCTGTAGAATCTCTCTTTAGGCATACCAAACTACCTTTTGAGCTGATAATTGTAGATGAAAACTCTACTGACGGCTCAAAAGGCTACTTCGATGAATTAAAAAGGTCAAAGACCAATGTCAAAGTTATATCAAAAGGTCAAGAAGGATTTACCTCTGCAGTGAACCGAGGCTTAGAGATAGCAAGAGGCGACTATCTCTGCATAGTTAACAACGATCTTGCTTTCACCCCAAATTGGCTTGACCAATTAGTCCACTGTCTAAAAACTGCTGGGGATAAATTACATATCAAAGAGGTTGGGTTAGTAGGTCCAGCTTCAAACTATGTTGGAGGCTTTCAGGCTGTGAACAACATGCGATATGCTCTAACAGAGGTAGATCTAGTAGCTGAAAAATTCCATAAACTAAATGAAGAGAATTGGCACTATACCCACTTCCTCTCTGGCTTTTGCCTTCTTTTTACTCGAAAGGTCTTTGAAGAGGTTGGATTTCTTGATGAAAGGTTTAATCCGGGTGGGTTCGATGATAATGACTTCTGCTTGAGAGCTTTTCGTAAAGGGTTTGCGCCTGTGATAGCAGGGGATACTTTTATCCACCATTTTGGCTCAAAGACTCTTGACCTTCCCCCTTTCCAGCACATGAAGAGAGGTATGGCTAATCAAGAGAAGTTCATTAGGAAATGGCTTGATGATACACCACAAAAAGTCTTTGCGATGTATCGGATTAAAAACGTTGAGAGATGGATTGGCGAGTCTCTTGCAAAGACTTCTGAGTTTGTAGATGGAATTATAATACTTGATGATGGGTCAAAAGATGGAACACCTGAGATCGTGAAACAGTTTCCTAAAGTAGTTGACTACAAATATCATAATCGCTCTTTACAAGAAGCAAGAGATAGGCAAGAGCTTCTTAAGATGACAAAGAGCTATAATCCAGACTGGATCATTGCCATAGATGGGGATGAGGTCTGGGAAGATAAGGTTGATAGAGACTATATCCAAAGACTTGCTCGACCACTTGATCCTGAGATAAATGCTTATGTTGTTAGGTATTTCACTTTTTGGGATGATACAAAACACTATCGAGCTGATGGAATATTTGGCTCAATGTCAAATATCAGGATGTTTAGGAATCTTCCAAACCAATTTATGTATTCAGATCATCCTCAAGGATTCCATGTAAACTCAGTGCCAACATTCCCTTGGGGCTGTCGAGCCGTTACCAGTATTAGGGTAAAACATTACGGGTATGTAAATGAAGAAGATAGGTTAAGAAAGTTCTTATTTTATACAAAGTTTGACACAGATAAGAGAAGGACTGATATTGGCAATGAAGATTACCATCATCT